TCTGGTGCGTTAAGTGATACTACAAACACTGGATATGCTCGTGTTTATGATATAGATTCTCAAACATTATTAGTTCAATTAACTGGTACGAGTACCAATGAATATTTTGGTTCGTCTGTTTCTCTGAATTCTGATGGTACACGATTAGCCGTAGGTGCTGATCAGTACCAGAACGGTAATGGTTATGTAAAAATTTATAGAGAATCTGAAGGTTCGTGGTCATCCCTGGGTCAAATTTCGGGAGACAGTAATGGTGATAGATTTGGATACGCAGTTTCAATATCTTCAAATGGAAATCGTGTCGCTATAGGAGCATATTTACATTCTAGCAATAGAGGACATGTCCGTATTTACGAATATTCGGGTGGTACTTGGAATAAAATTGGAATTGATTTAGACGGAGAAGGTTCTGGTGATGAATTTGGGTTTAGTGTATCATTATCATCTAACGGTAAACGTGTTATGGCCGGTGGTCCATTGTATGAGAGTGATGATAGAGGTGTTGTGAAAGTGTATGAAGAAACCGGCGGAACTTGGAATCAAGTATTTTCGAATATTGTGGAAGGAGCGGGTGATAAAATGGGGAGAGTTGTATCCATGTCGAGTGATGGAAATGTTATAGTTGCAGGTTCTAGTTTGGCTACAAGTCAAGATGGAAAAGTTGTGGTATACACATGTGTGGTGTTTGAAAATCGTCTCATGGATACTACAACAAATGATCAAGCTTTAACACCCTTATCTACAACAATTCCTGGTACAAATACGTTTCAGATAACAAAATTAGGTCAAGACATCGACGGGGAGGCTGCGTATGACCAGTCTGGGTACTCGGTATCTATGTCCTCAGACGGCACGCGCATGGCGATCGGCGCCATAATGCCCCCCCAGGGCGGCGGCATCACCGGCGGGACCGGTAAGGTTCGGGTGTACGAATGGGACAATGTATCTTGGAGCCAGCTTGGCGCAGATATTGACGGCGAGAGTGCGGAAGACTACTTTGGCACTTCAGTGTCTATATCCTCTGACGGCACGCGCGTTGCGATCGGTGCACCATTTAATAACCCCACCAATACTGCTGCCGGCGACAGAGTCGGTCATGTGCGCGTGTACGAATGGGACAATGTATCTTGGAGCCAGGTGGGTGGCGATATTGATGGCGAGGCTGTGGGCGACCAGTCTGGGTACTCGGTATCTATGTCCTCAGACGGCACGCGGGTGGCGATCGGCGCTTTGTTTAACGACGGCACCGCCTCCAACGCCGGCCACGTGCGGGTCTATGAATACGATGCTACTTATGGTTGGAATAAAATTGGAAATGATATCGACGGCGAGGGTTATGGAGACCGGTCCGGGCGATCAGTATCTCTATCATCGGATGGCACGCGGGTGGCGATCGGTGCATATATTAACAACCCCACCAATAATGGTGCCGGCGTCGACATCGGCCATGTGCGTGTGTACTCAGAGAGCAGCGGGGCGTGGAGCCAGTTGGGTGGCGATATCGATGGCGAGGCGCGAGACGACTTGTCCGGGTGGTCAGTATCTATATCAGGAGACGGTACGCGGGTGGCGATCGGCGCTCCCTACAACGACCCTAGCACCGGTAATAACGCCGGCCACGTGCGTGTGTATGATTGGAACAATGTATCTTGGAGCCAGGTGGGCCAAGATATCGACGGCGAGGCTGCGGCCGACAACTCCGGGTGGTCGGTATCTCTATCATCGGATGGCACACATTTGGCGATAGGCTCTCCCTACAACGACCCTAGCACCGGCGATGACGCCGGCCACGTTCGGGTGTACGTCTACAACAGCGTCACTCCTGCGTGGGAGCAGGTAGGGTCAGATATAGACGGCGAGGCTTTGGACGACTTGTCCGGATACTCGCTATCTATGTCCTCAGACGGCACGCGCGTGGCGATCGGCACTCCTTTCAACGACGGCAATGGCATTTCGACCGGTCGGGTGCGTGTGTACTCTTTGACTGAAGCTAGCAATACAGATCAAACCATTAACATAATCTTATCAGGTAAACGTTCCGATTATAGATCGATAAAGAATATAAAATTTGATTGTAATGGTGAAACCATATTTGATCAAAGTGGGCAATATCTGGCATACGAACAATCACTTCGTCATCATACAGGGTGCCCGAGTCCCGTGTATGAATTTTATATGTACTCCTTTTCTCTTCAACCCGAGATGTATTACCCCACGGGACAATTAAACATGAGTCGTATAATACACAAAAAGATAGATGTTGAATTGGAAGATGTCTCGTCACTATCAAAAACTAACCTATCTATTTACGCCCAAAATTACAATGTACTTCACGTAGAAAGTGGTTTAGCGGGCTTAAAATTTTAACGTATAGTATTAGGAATGGCGGGACGATTACAACTCGCCACGAAGGGTACTCAGGATATATTCTTCACAGACGATCCAGAGTACACGCACTTCGTAAAAAATTTCAGGAAACATACAAACTTCGCGAAATATGAAGTAAACCATGAATTAGATGGAAACCTAGAATATGGAAGTACTTTAAGATGTACGATTCCTAACAATTGTGGTGATCTCATAAAAAACGTTAGTGTTCAGTTCGAACTTCCACCTCTCACGTTTGGTACTACGTATACATACATAGAATCTATAGGTCATGCGTTGATTGAATATATAGATTTGATCATAGGAGGTCAGGTTATTCAGAGAATACCAGCAGATTGGCTCCAGATACACTCCGAAAACTACATAACTCAGACGAAACAAACGAATTTGTCCAAATTAATAGGTAAATGTCCAGACGAACTTTCGGGAACAAATGTGAGTGATACAAAAATACAAGGATATTTGGGAACCGCAACTACTCCCCGAAAATGTATAGTAGACATACCTTTTTATTTTTATAATAATCCAGAATTGTCTATCCCTTTATGCGCACTTACCCGGCAAGAATGTGAAATAGAAATTAAATTAAACACCCGAGAAAAGTGTATAACCGATTTACCGGTGAGCGCTTCACCCAATAATACAACATTCAATGTTGTTGTTGAGAGTGGTGGGATGGCATATATAATAGACGGTGCTACCCACCCCACGCTTACATTGATAAAAGGGAACACGTATAATTTTACATACAATAAATCTGGGCATCCTTTCGCGTTGAGAGAAACGGGTGGAACATCATACGCGAATGGTTTAAGTTCGGCCACAGATCCCGCAACTTTTACAGTTCCACTCGATGCACCCAATACGTTGGAGTATTATTGTACATCACACTCGGTTATGAAAGGAACTATAAATCTAATTTCTTCAGGTATATATGATGTGGGTATAAACTCAATGTCTCTCCAGACAGAAATGGTACAACTCGGAGACCCGGAACGGATAAAATACCAATCAGAAGAAGTGAATCATATCATAACACAACTCCAAGTGAGCAGGGATACGATTCCGGCCAATACAAACCCTTTTAAACATAGAACCGAATTTATAAATCCAGTCAAAGAATTATTTTTCGTTATACAGAGAACGAGTGTATCGAATCCGTTTGATTATGATCACCCGAGTCAAATTTTAAACAATGATTATATTTCCTACGAAAATTTACAAAGTTTGGAGATGACATTGGATGGTGAAGTCGTGTTGAATGAAAAGACGGGTAAATTTATAAACCTTCGAGCTGTTCAGAGTGGTATTCATCATTCCCGGACGCAATTATTTAGACGATTTTACTCCTACAGTTTCGCATTAGAACCAGAAAGATGGTACCCCACAGGTCAAAGAAATTTCAGTATGATCAAAAACCAAAATTTCAAATTTGACTTGAACGCTTTGTCAGAAAATAGAGAGCTTAGAGTTTATGCGCTAAGCAATAACATATTAGAATTTAAAGATGGAGTCGCAAAACTTCGCTTCAACTCTGGAAAAATCGGCAATTGAGATTATAACACCTGTATTAGAACACTCCGTGGTTCTCTCAGGACAATACGCTAAAGCGTGTGGTAGGGATACTATACTGGGAAAGGATATGGAATATTGTATGAAATATTGTGCCATGAACACGGTCGGTAATAAGATAGGTTCCTATTTTCCAGACATTTACGACGAGGAGGAATCGGATGATGAAGAAATCGAAGTCGTAGATGAAGTGGAAGAGGATATTCAATTCGAGCCTTATTCAGGGAGTGATGTGAACATGCTCGCTATAAACGATGCGTATGATGCGTGGGAATCATGGAAGCCGACTAATCCGTCAGAGAAGATGATAAAAAATGCTATTGATAGTAATGAGCACCTCTGAATTACCAGAGGGATGGACCGATACAAATTATAAATCATTTAAAACGGTAGACAACTCATCAGAATCGAGTCTCTCAGACGAAGAAGATTCTGATGATGAGGAAGAAGATGGAGATGAAAAAATCAAGGGGTACAGGAAAGAAAAATACAAAAAATTAGTCTTTGTTGAAGAGTTATTACCAGAATAAAATCTTAACCTATTATAAAATGTCTAACCCTGCCGCTTCCGAGGTACTCGCTTCCATCTCCCGTGAGCTCGAGACTCAGTCTCTCAATGCCGTTGTTGCGGGTTTCTCCTTCGCGGCTGCCCTTTCTTGGATGGATCTCGTTCGATGGGGTATTCACCAGATCGTACGCGTCCAGAAGAATGGTGGTCTTAACTACGCTCTCACCGCGCTGTTCACCACTCTCCTCTCTGTCCTTGTATTCATGCTCATCTCCCGCTTATCCACTCGCGTCAAGAAGCCCGCTTCTCCCGTATTTGCCATCACCCGCTAATTTTTTTAGGTCGAGTGAGCAAAATGAACGCTAAACCGACAAATACTATCAGGAAAATGTATACATACCCTTTCCACCTATCCGGATCTTCCATTTCAGGGATGCGTACAGGTGGTGGTAAAGAGAAATCTTTAACGACCTTAGGTGTCGTATATAATTTGTCTGTACTACATTCGATATTTAGTTTTAATATATGGTTAGCGTTTCTAAAATCATACGGGATTAGACGATTATTACTACTGTAAAAGAATTGTATACGTAATTTTGATATGTTTTGTGTACCCGTGTCAAAATTATGCTCTACCGCATCATCAGAACCCGAATAGTTAA